TGTTGCTGGACTGGCAATCCGGGGCGACAGAATCAATCCTCACGCCATCTGGAGGGAATGAAATCGTTTTCAAGGAATCCGGCCTAGCCAAATTCCGAGAGAAAGCCGCTGCCCTGCTAATCAGCGAGGGACTTGCATCTCCAGCCGACTTCAAGAACGAATCAATCCAGAATGTGATCAGCGCATCCCGGCTAAAGTTGATCTTCAATACGAATACCGCTCAAGCCCAAGATTTTGCCATCTATCAATCCCGGGTGACGGATCCGGCTAGGATCGATAGATTCCCAGCTGCCGAGTTTGTCCGCACTCCCGGAGCAAAGGTTCCTCGGACGCTCCATGTTGCCAACGAGGGTGCCGTCCGGCGCTTCGATGATGTCCAGTTCTGGCTTGAGCAGAATTCGCCAGACATCGGTGGCTTCGGTGTTCCTTGGGGACCTTGGGGATTTAATAGCTTCATGACCACATTCCCGGTATCTCGCAAGCGAGCCGAGGCGCTAGGGCTTGTGAAGCCCGGGGAGAAGGTCATGCCGCCCGATCTAACCCAATTTGGCGCAACGATCCCGACAAGATTTAACAAAGGCGTGACCGCTGATGTGGATGACATCACTCCGGAGATCCGGCAGCAAGCGATCAACACGATTACATCCCGGCTAGGCCCACAGGCGCTAACCGCAGATGGAAAGCTAACCCTTGAGGGGTTGAAGGCGCTTCGCAGCGGACAGATTCCGGCCCCGGCTCCGGTCCCGGTTCCCATCCCCGCTCCAGCTCCGGCTCCAGCTCCGGTTGCAGCACCGAAGAAAAGAGCAGCAAAGCCGAAAAAGAAGGAAGAGCTAAAGACCGGAGGAACCGAGCCGGGAGGGACGAAGGTATCCAGCAAGGTTTATAGAGGGGTTCAAAACAAACAGATGGATCCCACTTATGATAATATATTTAAAATAATTGATTCAATTCACGGTGACGGACCGCTGCCTACCGTTGAGCTTTCATTTGCTCCGTGGGCTGGAGGAACTGCTAATGGGGAATACAGTCTTTATGATACAAAGATAAATCTATTTAATGCTACTAGCGCACCTTTGACATTACCCCATGAGATGGGGCATTGGATGGATCATAAAGGATTTAAGGGATTGATTCCTGATACTGGATCATCGGGGGTTCTATCTATGGCATCCTATTCTAATTTGTTTGCAGATTTCAGAAAAGCCGCAAATCAATCTAGGAAGATAAAAGAAATCTATTCAAGCAATGGATTACAAGAAAAAAACATTAAGTATTTTACATCTAATCACGAAATGTTTGCGCGGGCATATGCTCAATATATCGCCACCAAATCAGGTGATCCAAAGATGCTTGAGCAATTGAGAAAAAGGCAGGGTGTTCCCGTAAATGGGCAAAGATATCCTGACCAATGGGATGATGACGACTTCATTCCAGTCGGACAAGAGATAGAAAAATTATTTATTAAAGTAGGATGGATAAAAACCAAGTAATGATAGACAAGATAATCGATGATCTCGCATTGAATAAATACGATTCCATCGAAGATGCAATTGAGGATCTGATCTTTTATGGTCTGGATCCGCTCTCCGCTAGAACAGCAGCCCTTTCAATGGACTCAATCGATGTAGTTCCATATTCCACATTATAAAAAGCATGAAGCCAGCATTCACCAAGGGGAACAGATATCTATTCGATCCGGCTACCTATGCTTGGAACATCCCTAGCGGATGGACCTGTCCGGCTGCGGATCAATGCTTGGCAAAAGCAGATAGGCAAACCGGAAAGATCACCAACGGACCGGGGCAAAAGTTTAAATGCTATTCCGCAATGACCGAGAGATATCCATCCGTTCGTGAGCGGCTATGGACAAACTTTGAATCGGTCGTTAGGAAATCCCCGGAAGATGTGGAAGCCGTCCTGCAATGCCTCCCGGAAAAGGCGAAGCTAGTCCGGATCCATGCCGCCGGGGACTTCTTCTCGCAGAACTATTTTGATGGGTGGCTGCGATTCATCCGGTCCCGGGAGAATGTCCACTTTTGGGCTTTCACTAAATCGCTTCCGTTCTGGATCGCTAGGATTAACGAGATCCCATCTAATCTAATGCTTCAGGCATCATATGGAGGAAAGCATGACGAGCTAATTGATCGGCACAATCTGAAATATGCAAAAGTTGTTTGGTCAAAAGCCGAAGCGGAATCTCTTGGGCTTGAAATAGATTTAGATGATCGGCTTGCAGCATATGGATCCAAGTCATTTGCCCTGCTTGAGAACTTCACCAAACCTAAAAAATGAAAATAGAAAAAGTAAAACTAGAGAAGCTAATCCCATATGCTCGCAATAGCCGGACGCATTCCGATCAGCAGGTTGCCCAAGTCGCAGCCTCAATCAGGGAGTTTGGATTTACCAATCCTGTCCTAATCGATTCCGAGGATGGCATCATCGCTGGGCATGGAAGGGTTATGGCTGCAAGGAAGCTGGAGATGACCGAGGTTCCCTGCATACGGCTAGGGCATCTGACCGAGACTCAAAAGCGGGCTTATATCATTGCCGACAACAAGCTGGCGCTGAATTCTGGTTGGGATGAGGAAATGTTGGGACTGGAACTTGCTGATCTGCGTGAGGCTGATTTCGATCTCGATCTGATCGGGTTTGATGCCGGGGAGATTGGAGTGTTCGATATAGATGAGACAGAAATGCCATCATTGCCAAATGGCGATAAACAGCCATTCCAGCAAAAGACATTCACCTTACATGACGAGCAATCTGAAGAGGTAGATGCGGCTGTATCAAAGGCTAAGGAAATGGGGCATGGCGAATCTGCCGTAAATGAAAATAGCAACGGAAATGCGCTCGCATTCATATGTCAATCTTTTAACAGGGCTAACCCATGAGGGCTAAGGATATTGTAGTTAAGCCTATTAGTTCTCAGGATGCCTCTAAAGTAGTTAGATCCTGTCATTACTCTGGAATATCGGCTATAAACGCATCATTGCATCTAGGAGTGTTTCTTGATGGTAAGTGCGGTGGAGCCATGCAGTTTGGCCCATCTTTACAAAAAAGCTCAATTCAGCCACTAGTAAAGGATACTAAATGGAACGGATTTATTGAGCTTAATAGAATGGCATTTGCTGACTGGCTGCCTAGAAATTCAGAAAGTAGGGCAATTAGCGTAGCAATGAGGTTAATTCGTAAATCTTACCCTCATATTGAATGGGCAATATCATTTGCCGATGGCACTCAATGCGGAGATGGAACAATTTACCGGGCTAGTGGATTTTCTCTTACTGCAATAAAGCAGAATTCTACTATGTGGATGATGCCAGATGGATTTATATTTGCAGATGTCGGGCTTAGAGCATCATCGTCCAATCTAAGGCAAAAGGTTGGATATAAGTTAGGGGAGCCATTTAGCCAATTTGCTAAAAGAGTTGGTGCTAAGAAGGTTCCCGGCTTTCAACTCCGCTACATCTATTTCCTTAATCCTGAGGCAAGATCACGCTTGACCTGTCCTGTTATTCCGTTTAGCGAAATACATCGACGAGGTGCAGGAATGTATCTTGGAAGGCCTAAACGCGCATCAAGTGAAACCATAGACACGCCGGGAATCCATCCCGGAGAGGGCGGTGAAACTCCGACCGATGCGCTCCATTCCGCAAATAAATAATGAGTGCGGAAAACAAACAACCAACCGAGGCGACCACCCAGCGGCAGGACATTCGATGAGATGAAGGTATGAGCCACCAACCAACCGAGGAAAATCGAAGGCTGATCCGAACGCTTGCTGGCATTGGCGTTCCGATTAAGATGGTAGCCAATCAAATCGGCATCGATGAAAAGACGCTGCGGAAATATTATGATGATGACATCGATGTCGGGCAAGCCAAGGCAACCAGTCAGATTGCAAAGCGCCTGTATGATATTGCCATGAGCGATTCCAAAGAGGCTTTGACTGCCTGTATCTTTTGGCTTAAATGCCGGGCTAAATGGTCAACGCTAGATGGCCCGGAGGTTCAGGTCAATGTGCAGAACAATTCAATCACAACGGTTGCGGACAATGAAGAAATTAAGCGATTCAAAAAGCAATGGGAGTCCATTGATGCCTGATATTGATCTAGGTCCATTTGCTTTTGGAGTGCTTGGATTGCGTCCCTATGATTGGCAGGTCCGAGCATTCAAGGGCATAAATAACCATCAAAGGACATCATTGGTTGCGGCTAATGGATCCGGAAAGACTGCTGCCGTCATTGCTCCGGCAATTCTTTGGTGGCTCACAATGTTCCCCAAGGGGCGGGTTCCGGTGACATCCGGATCATGGCGACAGGTGCTGCTTCAGCTTTGGCCCGCTATGGAAAAGTATAGGGGGCATCCGCTCTTCCAAGGATGGACTTGGAATCAAGCGGAGATCCGCACCCCGCAGGGAGGGTGGGCTTCCGGGTTCTCGACTGATAATCCCGGGAGAGCGGAGGGATATCATGCCACCGATGATAGCCCTGTTTTGTATGTATTGGACGAGGCGAAGACGATCCCGGACGGAATCAAGGCTGCGGTTGATCGATGCACGGCAAACCGGGTCTTGGCGGCATCATCCCCGGGAGCGCCGATGGGATGGTTCTACAGGTCACAACATGAGGAAGCCGATTATTGGTTTCGGGTCAAGGCCCGGTCAGATGAATGTCCCCACATCGATCCGGAGAAGCGGCAGCGGGATCTGGAGGTTTACGGGGAGAAGCATCCGATCTTCCGGTCGATGCACCTTGCCGAGTTTGCCGAGGATGTTGATCGCCTGATTCTTTCTAGCGATGCGCTGCGGGATGCAATAGATAATCCTCCGGATCCTCATGGCGAGACTGTCGTGGCATTCTGCGACTTTGCAGCCGGGCGGGATGAGAATGTCCTAGCGGTCCGCCGGGGCAATTCAGCCAAGATCGTCAAAGCATGGGCGGAAAAGGATACAATGCAGGGAGTCAGGCAATTTATCCGACTCTTTGAATCCGAGGAACTGAAGGCATCGCAGATATGGGGAGATGCGGACGGATTAGGGACCGTCATGATCGATGCGCTTACCGAGCATGGATGGCGGATCAATCGATTTCATGGCGGAGCGAGATCAAGGGAGCCTAACGAATATGCCAATTTGATTGGCGAGGTTTGGCATATCGGTTGCCGGGAGATTTCCCGGGGGCGAATGATCCTTGGCGATCTTGATCCTGTCACATTCAAGCAGCTTACCAGTCGCAAAACTGAATGGAGCGAGAATGGAAAGCTCCGGGCTGAATCAAAGGATACAATGCGGGCGAGCGGTTTAAAATCTCCAGACCGAGCGGATGCGCTGCTTGGCTGCATTGTATGTGGTCCAGCTATGCAAGGCATGATGACCGGGGAAGATCCGGTTCGATCTCGCAGGTCTGAATTCTCCAGCCCGCGCCGATCCGGTTTCAATGCTATGTAAAACAATGGCTTGCCAATTATAAATTATTATGTTAATCCGACAGTCTCATATGACAATCGACGAGCGCAAGGGTGTTGTTTGGCCGATCCCGGCACAATACCGAACCAATGATTATGATCTGGCAAATGTCACTCCGGATCAGGTTCGCACGATTCTTCGGGGCGTTAGGACTGGAAAGCTAGAGGATCAGGATCGCTTGTTCCGTCTTATGCTTGATACTTGGCCAAGGCTGCGGAAGGCGCTAAATGAGGTTGCCGGATCGGTCGCTAGGCTGGAGTTGGAAATCAAACCAGCAATCCGGGAGGATGCCGAGGAACCGACTCCGGCGGCGGTTAAGATTTACGAAACTGTCGAGCGGGCGCTTGAGTCATATTCTCCCCGCCCGGGATATTGGGAGCTAGATGTATCCGGGATGGTCAAGGCTTTAATTGATGCTTACGCCAAGGGGATTTCTGTTCTTGAGATCGTATGGCAGTCGCAAAATGGCATCATTAGCCCTCGTTGCTATGCTCCAGTTCCTGCAAAATATCTAGCCTATCCATCCGCCGGGAACGATGTTGATAGGCTTATGATTGCTCCGGGTGGATACAATTACGCATCTCTTGTTGATTTCCCACCTGATCGTTTCTTGATCGGCGTTTGGTCGCAAGGCGGGACGCATCCGATCCATTCCGCCAATCTCCGGACGCTGACAAAATATTGGTTGGCATCCGTCTATGGTCTTGGTTGGTTGATGCAATTCTCGCAGCTCTTCGGGATCCCGATGCGGACGGCAAAGACCGATGGCACCGAGGATGCGCTAAATAAAGCCGAGGATATGCTGGAATCAATCGGATCATCCGGTTGGGCTGCAACTGGTCCGGGCGTTGATTTCGAGATTCATTCTGCCGTGACCGGGGGCGACAATCTTCCGCAATCGCACATGATGGATGTGGCGGACAGGGCTTGTGATATCCTGCTCTTGGGGCAGACGCTAACGACCGATAACACCGGGACAGGATCCCGGGCGCTAGGGGATGTTCATTCCGGCATCCGGAGCGAGGTTCTGCAATCCGTTTCGTCATGGGTCGCTTCTATCATCACAACGCAGCTAATCCCGGCAATCGTCCGGATGAACTTCGGCAAGGTTGCTTCCGAGGATATGCCCTATTGTGAACTAGAGATTCCGGTTCCAAAGGATGAGAAGGCAATTGCCGAGCGTGTCAAAATTTACAATGAGATCGGCATTCAGATGCCAAAAGCGTGGGTCTATGATGAGCTTGGGATTCCAATGCCGATTGAAGGCGAGGAGATTTTCGGTGGCGATTCTATGCCTCCAGCGATTGAGCCGGAGATTCCGGTAGATGCACCAGATGTTGAGGATATGCCGGAGGAAATGTCGGATGAAATCACCGACATAGACGAGGTCGAATCAGCGGCTTCGGTTGATCTCCGGCCTACTGAAAAGATGGCCCGCAATGCTGCAAATGCGCTAGAGGTCCGCCGGACAAAGCCGCAATCCGAGCGGGGCATGACATCTGTCGGTCTAGCTAGGGCTAGGGATATCTCCAGCCGATCCGAGCTTTCCGAGGATACCGTCCGCCGGATGGTTTCGTTCTTCAGCCGCCATGAGGTGGACAAGAAGGGTCAGACTTGGGACGAGCAGGGCAAGGGGTGGCAAGCATGGAATGGATGGGGTGGAGATGAGGGATTCAGTTGGGCAAAGTCCATTGTCGCTAAACTCGACAAACAATGACTGATGAGGAATTGAGAGATGTTGCTTCCGATTGGCTCGCTCCAGTCGATCAGGTTCTAGCTGACCTAATGGACAAATCGCAGCGGATGACAATCGGCGCATTTATCCGGGAGGTTGATCAAGTAATCGAACGCATCCCGCAAATGTATGGGATGCTCAACGCTCAAGCCTTGACCGATGCGCTGGAGAATGAAATCGGGAAAGCGATGCTGAAAGGGCTTGAAGATGAAAGTAGGTAATTCATTCATCACAATTACGGCAACCGGGCTGGATGAAGCCAAGGCTGCTGCTATTGCCTTGGCGGCTCCCGGTGTCCGCAAGGCTGCGGTTCTGCAAGGTGGGCAGGATGCAATCGAAGAGGTTCGGAAATATTACGCGATGGCCGGAAGGGTTAAATGGATCACGCCGAGACTGCCGACTCATGGCCCGGGGCGTGAGCAAACCCGCTGGTGGGAAGGCACAGCGCGAGGTTGGAGTTTGAGCCAACCAAATTCCAACACGGTTACATTTAGCAATCAAACCATCGGATTGGCTCATA